CTGGACTCGACCAGCCGGATTCTCAAGAAAAGCGATCCCAACAGCTTCTATGCGGCGGTCGCTGCCGACGGCGATCTGTCGGACGGCGTGAATCCGGCCTGTACCGTGGCCGACGAGGTTCACCGCTGGCGCACGCGTAAGCAGCTTGAGAATTGGGACGTGCTAACGCTGGGCGGCATCACGCGCCGTGAAATGCTGTCGATTGCCATCACGACGGCCGGCGTGCAGAGCGAATCGCCGCTGGCGTGGCGGCTGCACGAGAAGACGCAGCGCATCAAGGCTGGAGTCATCCAAGACCCGACTTTCTACGGGAAGATTTACGCAGCCGATGCGACCGACGACTGGAGCCAGGAAACGACCTGGATCAAGGCGAATCCCTCGCTCAAGCAGAACGGCGGCTTCCTCGATATTTCCCGCATCCGCAAGCAGTTCGAGGCCGCGCTCAGCGACCCGGAAGCGCAACGGTCCTTCCGTCGCTACTTCCTGAACCTGTGGGACCAGAAAGAGAAGCGTGCCGTTGATCTGGGGAAATGGGAGCTGTGTAAGGGCGATTGGGAAGCGGTCGGCTTGCAGGAAAAGCAGCCGGAAGACCAAGTCCGGCCACTGCATCACGACATGCTGGCGCGTTTCATCGGTCGGCGCTGCTGGGCAGGCGTTGACATCTCGATGACGACGGACTTTACTGCCGTGGCGCTGCTGTTCCCTGAGTTCAACACGATCCTCGATCCGGAAGGCAAGTTCGACGGGTGGGGAACATCGACCGGCTTCTATGACGTGATCGCTTTCTACTGGATGCCAGAGGAAGGCATTCGCAGGCGCGAACTCCGCGACGGAATGCCCTACCGGACCTGGGCGGACCGGGGATTCATCGAACTGTCATCGGGCAACGTGATCGACATTCGCGAGGTGCGCAAGCGGCTGGAGTGGGCCTCGCGCATGTTCGACCTTCAGGAAATCTGCTTTGACCCTAGTGAGGCGCGGCAAATTTCGGTGCCGATGGTCGAGGAAGGTTATACCTGCGTGGACATCCGGCAGGGGTACTCGATGCTCTCGGAACCCTGCAAGAAATTTCTGGAAATCATCGCGTGCGGCAAGCTGAGACATGGCGGCCATCCCGTTTTGCGATGGAACGCCCATTCGCTGTCCACGAAAGAGCACGACGATCAACTGATGTGGGCCAAACCGGAACGTCACCGGGATTCGGCACGGATTGACGGTATCTCGGCGCTCACGAACGCGCTGGCGCGAGCCATGCTGGACGCTGGGCCCTCCGTCTATGAATCGCGAGGACTGATAACAACGTGAAACTCATTGACCGGCTGACGGCTGCTTGGACGGTGTTGCGTGGGCAGAACCCCAGTATCGGGGTGCAACTCCGACCCGACTCCGACCTCTGGTATCAGCATCTCGGCTATCAGACCGCAACCGGCCTGCGCGTCTCACCGGAATCGGCGATGCGGGTAGCGGCGGTGTTCGCCTGCGTGCGCGTCATCTCTGAAACCGTGGGCTCGCTGCCGCTGCACATCTACAGGCGGCTGCCGGACGGCGGTAAGGAGCGTGCGTTCAATCATCCTCTGTACCGCGTTCTGCATGACACGCCCAACCACTGGCAGACGGCCTACGAGTTCATCGAAATGATGCAGCACCACCTGGAATTACGGGGCAACGCCTTTGCGCGGATCGTCGCCGGTCCCAACGGTGCCATCGAGCAGCTCATCCCGCTGCATCCGGATCGGGTTAGCGTCTACCGGATGCCGAACGGCAAGCTGAAATATCAGGTGCGCTACCTCTACAACGCGCAAGTGGATGTCTATAACCAGGAGGAGATCCTGCACATTCGCGGCCTGTCTTCCGACGGGCTGGTGGGCATGAGCACGGTGGGCGTCGGCGCGGAGACAATCGGCTGCGGACTGGCGCAGCAGGAATTCGCGGAACGGTTCTTTGAGAATGACGCCACTCCCGGCGGCGTAATGATCCATCCCAAGGTTCTCACTGACGGCGCGCACAAGCGCATCAAGGACAGTTGGCGGGAATACTTCAGCGGATCGAACCAGCACGGCGTCGCGATCCTTGAAGAGGGGATGACCTACCAGAATATCGGCATCACCAACAAGGACTCGCAACTGCTCGAGGCGCGGCAATTCTCGCGCATCGACATTTGCTCGATGTTCCGCGTGCCACCGCACAAGATCGGAGACCTGAGCCGGGCAACGTTTTCTAACATCGAGCAGCAAAACATCGAGTTCGCCACCGACAGCGTGCGGCCTCGGCTGGTGCGATTCGAGCGCCGTCTCAACGTTGACCTGATTGACGCAATAGGCGTTGGAGAAGACCACGAGTACTTTGCTGAGTTCCAGATGGACGCGCTGTTGCGCGGCGACCTCAAGAGCCGGTATGACGCCTACGCGACGGCGATCAATGCGGGATTCATGACGCGTGCCGAGGCGCGAACCAACGAGAACATGAACCCGATTGATGGGCTGGATATCCCGCTGATGCCGCTGAACATGGTTACGGTTTCGAGCGACGGCACGCCCCAACCCAACCAGCCACCGCCAGCCGAGACCGAGCCGATTGCACCGGGAGACGAAACCGGGGTCGGCGCGAAACGGCTGGAGCAGTTCGTACAGGCGGAGGCAGAGCGCGTACTGCGCAAGGAAGTGGGGCAAATCCGGCGAGCCATGGGCCGGTCGTGTGCGCTGGAAAAGTTCAAGGAGGAAGCCTTGGAGTTTTACTCGACGCACGCGGAATTTGTGCGCGAATGCATGCACATCTCGGAACTGGCTTCCCAGCTGTACGTCGCGAACAACTGCCGGTTGTTTACAACCTGCACTTCCACCGAGCAGATCGAGGCGCGGCTCGTGGAACTGGAGAACCAGGCGCCGAAGACTTTGGCACGTCTCGCGCTGCCGCGCTTGCTCGCGGCGGCTCCGCGCAAGGAATTGCAACCAGTGGGAGGACCGGCATGAAATACAGTCACATTCTCTCGGAAGTGATGACCACGCCGTGGGCGATCCGGCGGGAAAAGCTGAACGCGATTGCCGCGTTCCTGCTGTTGCGCGCTGACGGCGGGGAGGTGTCGGAGGACGAGCTTGCGCTGATTGCCGAGCGTCCGCGAATGCCGTACCTGATCGAATGCGGCGATCCGGAGGACGACGGCGAGCTGCGGATCCTCCCGGCAGAATTCCACGTCGGCGCCGTGCCGTACTCTCCGTCCAGCGGCAAGGACGAATCCGGTTCATGGGACGGTGGCGCCGCACGCGACCGGCTGGCGAAGTGGGCCTCGTCGGATGGGTCCGGGGACAAGGACAAGATGGACTGGGCGAAGTACCAGCAAGGCTTCGCGTGGTACGACGCCGAAAATGCGGATCAATTCGGCTCGTACAAGCTCCCGCATCACGACATTCAGGGTGGCAAGCTCGTCGTCGTGTGGGGCGGCGTCACGGCAGCCATGTCGGCGCTGCTCGGAGGGCGCGGCGGGACCAACATCCCATCCGGTGATCGCAGGGCCGTCTATAACCACCTCGCCAAACACTACAAGCAGTTCGACAAGGAGCCACCGGATTATCACGAGGAGAGCTACATCGTTCATCCCTTCATGCAAGGTCCCGACGAGCCGTGCGAGTGTTCGTGTGATCCATGCGTCGCGGGAGACTGCGAAGAATGCGACCACGAGGGATGCGACTGTCCCGGATGCACATGTGAGACTGCCATCGAAAACCAGGACCAAGAGGAACGGAGAGCTAAAAAAGCACTGCTGCTCCTGGGTGGCGTCTCTCAGGCACAAGACTCCTCGACCGTATCGCGATCCAGTGCGCCGGTCATTGCCGTGCTTCCGCTGTTCGGCACCATCGCGCACCGCATGGGCATGATGACCGACATGAGCGGGGGCACTTCGACGGAACGCTTTCAGCAGTACCTCCGTTCCGCGGTGGGCGACCCCACGGTGAAAAGCATCGTCATGGACATTGACTCTCCCGGCGGTACGGTCAATGGCGTGCCCGAACTGGCGGACGAGATCTATCAAGCGCGTACCGTGAAGCCGGTTGTCGCGGTGGCGAACTCTCAGGCGGCCTCGGCAGCCTACTACCTCGCATCGCAGGCCTCGGACATCGTTGCAATTCCGTCCGGCGAGGTGGGCTCCATCGGAGTCTTCGCGGCGCATGAGGATCTGTCAAAGGCGCTCGAGTCGAGAGGCTCCAAGGTTTCCCTCATCTCGGCTGGCAAGTACAAGACCGAGGGCAATCCCTTCGAACCGCTGAACGACGAGGCGAAAGCGGCAATTCAGGAGAAGGTTAACCACTTCTACGACATGTTCGTGAACGCGGTAGCGCGAGGCAGAAACACGACGCCGGACGCGGTGCGCAACGGCTACGGCCAAGGCCGGATGCTGAACGCGGAACCGGCAAGGCGTGCCGGGATGGTGGATCGGGTCGCGACCTGGGACCGGACGCTGAAGCGGCTGGGCGCCAAAGGGAAACCGGCGCCACCCACGCCGGACCGGATGAAGCAGGACGCCGGCAGACTGCCAGCGCACGTCACGAGGACGCAGCGGTTGCTGCGCCTGCAGCAGATGTATCGGGAGTTGGAACTCCACAGCTAGAGATATACCGGCTAGGGATATACCCCGAAATCAAAGTTTGTTGTGATCCGCTGTCGTGCCTTCGCACGGCAGCGTAGCGAATACGTGTGTGACCCGGGCGAGCTTCTGGTCCTTCGATCTTGAGCGCGTGCGGCGCAGTTCAATATCCATCCGAAGGAGAAAAGCGATGCGATCGAACATTCACGCGCTCCGTCAGCGCAAGGTAGACCTCGTGAAAGCGCAACGGACGCTGCTTGACCTGATTGCCAAGGAGGAGCGCGATTTCTCAGAAGCAGAAGGCGCTCAGTACAACGACAACATCAAGAAACTCGCGGCTCTCGAAGTGAACCTCCAGCGCGAAGAGGAAATGCTGGTGGCAGAGCGTTCGATGGCCGCTCTACCGGACGAAAATGCCGCGTTCGCACGCAACAACGGCGTCGACGTCCCTAACGCTGGCGACGATCCGCAGGGCATCAAGCGGACGAGCAGGGGACCATTTGCCAGTCTGGGCGAGCAACTCATTGCCGTGGCCCGAGCCGCGAATCCGATGACTCGCCTCGATCCCCGGCTGATACAGGCAGCCGCTCCGAACGCTGCCGGACTGAATGAGGCCTCCCCTGCGGAGGGCGGGTTTCTTGTGCAGAAGGATTTCTCGGAACTTCTGCTTGAACGCACGTACCAGTTGGGGAACGTGTCGCAG